TCCGTGTCGATGCGTAACATCACTTTTGCATCCCGCATGCAGCGTTACATGGATCTCGCTTTCGCTGGTGGCGGTCGCAACTCGGATTTTTATGAATCCCAGTTTGATGTCAAGCTTAATCAGGATAATACCTGTCCGGCTTTCCTCGGTAGTGATTCCTTCGACATGAACGCCAATGCGCTCTATCAGACGACGGGTTTCGAGAATAATTCTTCGCCGCTTGGCTCTTTCTCTGGTCAGCTTTCCGGTGGTACTCGTTTCCGTCGTCGTAACTATCATTTTAACGATGATGGTTATTTTATGGAAATCACGTCCATTGTTCCGCGGGTTTATTATCCGTCGTACATCAATCCGACCTCGAGGCAAATTTCTCTCGGTCAGCAATACGCTCCGGCTCTCGATAATATCGCGATGCAGGGTCTTAAGGCTTCTACGGTCTTTGGTGAGACTGAGAATATTGATGCTAATACTACGTCGTATACCGCTTCTAATCTGATTATTCCTGGGTTTAAAAACCAGACTGCGTATGTCGGTTATGAACCCGCTTGGAGTGAGCTCATGACGGCTGTCTCGAAGCCTCACGGTCGTCTCTGTAACGATCTTGATTATTGGGTTCTTACTCGTGATTACGGTCGTAATCTCTCTTACGTTATGGATTCCAAGGCTTATCAGGATTTCATTGCGGCCGCTGGCGACCATATTGAAGAACTTGCTCTCCAGCGTCTTACGGCTTTCTTTAAGCGGATTTACGATTCACCCTCTTCGTGTCCCTATATTCTGTGCGGTGATTTCAATTACGTCTTCTACGATCAGCGGCCCACTGCCGAGAATTTTGTTCTCGATAATGTTGCTGATATCGTTGTGTTCCGCGAGAAATCGAAGGTTAACGTTGCAACAACTCTTTAAACTTTGCTGTTATGAAAACAAGACAGAATTATAATCTGCATGTAGGTTGTTTTTATTCCAACCTTTCGCAGCGTGTTGGTATTCGTCCTAACTCTGATCAGTACGCTTCTTATCATGCTCGTAATTGTACTTGTCGGCCCGATGAGTTCATCATCGGCGCTAAGAGTATGAACGAGATTCTCGAGGAGTATTACACCTTGGGCTATTTGTCCTGCGATACGCAGGCTGTTCGTGGTGATTCTGCTTACGATGAGATTCAACCCTCTGGTAAGGATGCTTCGATTCTTTCGACTGATCCCAGTTCGGATTTTTCGCTCGATAAGTTCGAGCGTATTGAGCGTATCGCTGAGTGTGTCGGCGAGACCTCTGCCGAGCGTCACAAGGAAGATTTAGGTAAACAAAACGACAAGTAGTTATGTCTGCCGCCATTACCTCAGCGATTATTGCCGGTGCCAGCAGCCTTGCGGCTGCTGGTGGTTCGGCTGCTGCTGCCTCTAAAATGAATGCTCGTGCCGAGAAATATAATCGGTGGGCTCTCAAAGAGCAGCAGCGTTATCAGAAGGAGTATGCGGACTATTTAGCTCAGCTGGAAGCTCAGCAGAATAATATGTACTGGGAGAAATACAATTCTCCGGCCGCTCAGCGTCGAGCGCGTGTTGCGGCCGGGTTTTCTCCCTACGCTGATGTCGGAGGTATTCAGACGTCTTCTGTTGATCCCGGCTCCTATGGTGGTTCGACACCTTCTGCGCAGTCCTTCTCACAGCCGGGTGGTATTCCGATCAGCCCCCTTGTGGGTGCTTTTGGTAATGCCACTCAGCAGACCCTCTCAGCTCTTCAGGCCGAGGCTAATATTGAGCTTACTAAGTCGCAAGCCCTTAAAACTCGGGCTGAGACTATCGGTTTGGAGAATACGAATTCTATGTTTGACATTGTGAAATCTATCGCAAGTGAAGACCTTACGTCCAAGCGCTTCGGTAATGTTCTTAAAGAACTCGAGACCAAGTATGCCGAGGCCAATGCCATTACCGATCTCGAATCCAAGCAAGCCAAGATTGTGGAAATCAATTCGACGGCTTTGGATCGACTTGCCAGCGCTGCTAAAACTGATGCTGATCGGATCACTGTAGAGCTCCTTCGTGATGCTCAAAAGCGTTCTCTTGAAGCTGGTGCCTCGCTCTCTGAAGCCCAGGCGGCGACTGAGCCGCACAAAGCTCTTAATCTCAAGCAGGATACCATGCTTAAAATGGCGCAGGAGGAGACTGAACAGCTTCTTCGTTCTCAGAAATTTGAACTTACGCGCCAGCAGGCCCGCTCTGCGGCCATGTCGTTCGTTCAGGAGCGCGTCCTGACCTACCGTCAGGCTGAGGAGCTTGCTCGTTACCTTGCCAACATTCATGATCCCAAAAACATGTGGGATGGTATTTGGCGCATTGTCTCGCTCCCCTCTGGAGTTTCGAAGAGTGATTTTGCAGCTGATCTCTACAATGCTCTCTACGAGGAGATCGGTTCAGTCAAGTAGAATTATCGAGTTTAACCTATTGCGGCCCGGCCTTTGTTGCCGGGCTTTTTTTAGCCGTTTTGTTCGATTCGTACACTACCTCGCTCCGATCAGCTTCCACTACTCGTGATTTTTTCGCTCGAAATTGTTCGATTGGTTCGATTTGGCTTGTAACTTTTCGTGCTCCTCTTGCAGTCTTACCCCGCACCGCAGGTAGCGATTAGCACTTTGATATGGTGCCATGGTCGCGGGCGTAGCCCGCTGGCACGTAAGCGATGGTTCGCCATCGCGCCCGTAAATACCTATTTTGAGAGAAGGCCCCTTATCTTGCCTACATATGCCAAATGTGGAAACAGCGCCCTCGCGAGGTTCCGCATTGGTTCTCTCAAAGTTATAAAAATCTATGAGCGTAGCGAATTCCATTAGGTGACTGAGAGGGGGGCGGGGGGAGAGAGTTAGGAGCCCCGTGCATGAGATTGTCTGCATCCGTTAACGCGCGCGCGCGTTTCGCGTGTGTGCGATGACGGAGCTAAGTAGCTCAGGCACAGTTTTGCGTCCTTACTCTCTCCCCCTGTTATACCCCGCTCAGGGCGCGTCTATTCGTCTATTCTTCTGTGCAATTGATCTTTTGGTCGAAATAAAAACAATTTTCTTGCATTTTTAAATGGATCGCCTTGCAACGACGCAAGAATTCATTATATTTGCCCCTGCAGGACACTTAAATTATTCATTAAATTATTCATTAAATCGCTTTTTTATGGAAAAAACACCATTCTACCGCACCAAAGCTTTTTGGACGTTTATAGCGTCTATAATCGCTGCTCTTGCTGCCTTCTTCACCGTATCGTGCAGCTATTCTCAGAAAATGTTCCGTCACGGTATTCATCATGATACTGTGAAAGTAGAATCCACAATTAAATCTCGTAATCTGTCATGCTTAACAAAGAATCTTGGGACACCCTCTCGCAGTCTTTCGAGTTCGACCCTCGAGCTCATTTCGTGGAAACGCTCTTTGCTGTTTGCTCCGACTACGCCGTCGACCGTGGCTTCATCTCTTTTCGGTTTGCCTTCGCAGATCGTGTTCGGATCCAAACCGCAGTTGATTCCATTGTCGCAGCTCACGTGCCATTTTATTTTACCATCGAACAAGAATTGTTCGACTCCGAGTGTAAACGTGTTATCTATGAGTTCAAGGTCTCAGACCTCTTCTTTTACATTTTCGCTCGCTTCTCTGGTTCTTGCTGTGCCTTTCGGCCGCTCTCGTCGCGGCGGCCGAAGAAAAGGAAAACCCCGTCCGCAGGTTAAAAATATAATAATCGGCGGACGACACTTGTAGTTGTAGATTTTGTTTTGTAGTTTGTTTGAGTTATGTGTAACAGTCCTTTGCGGGTTACGAATCCCCATTACATTAAACTTGCTGACCAGCTTAGTGTAGAGGTTTCTCAGTTCTCTAATCAGCCGGATTATAAGCTTCAAGTGCCCTGTGGCAAGTGTGTTCAGTGTATTAAGAAACGTCAGCAGCATTGGTTTGTTCGCGCTCATAACCTCTACAAGCGTCTCGGCTACAATCTTTCAAACACCTATTTTTGCACTTTTACTCTTAAACCAGAATTCTATGAGGCCTTTTGCAAGGAGCCCTACGCCTTTATTCGTCGGTTTATAGACCGCATGCGTAAGGATCAGTCCCTCTGTTATCGAGATCCCAATACGGGTCGTTTTCGTTATCGCAAGCTTTCTTTTCCTTATCTTTTTGTGTTGGAGGTTGCCGATGGCAAGCGTGCAGCTCAACGTAAGCTTTCTTCTGAGCATCGACTTCATGTCCATGCGATCATGTTTGGATGTCCCTTGCCTTGGTGGAGAGTCCGTCATTACTGGATGTCTTTCGGTCTTGCTTGGGTTAGTCCTCTTCGCCATTTCGGTGGTGTTCGCTATGCAATGAAATATGTTACGAAGAGGTCTGCTGTGCATCGGAATGATGTTCCGAAGGATATTTTGGATCTACATGGTCGTTTGTATGTCTCTCACGGGTTTGGCCGATTGTCAGAATCGGAGAAGGACGCCCTTCGAGCATATATGATGACCGGTTGCAAACAATGGTTCTCTATCCTGATTGACAATCACCCTTACAGTATTCCTCGTTATTATAAGTTGGCATGTTTTGATAGGGATCAGATTCGTTGTCGTAACGATTCCCTCATTCCGCAGCTTATTTGGGAGTATGTTTTGAGGACTTATCCGACTTATTCTTATTATAAAAAACAACTTATTAAACATTCTATCCTATGGCAATGATGTTTCTTTCGCGTAAGCGAAACAAGAAGTCCCGGTTCAAACTTCTTTCCGGTAACCCCACCTCCGCAAGTTGGGGTACCCTGATCCCCACCAATTTAACCCGTGTTGTTGCTGGTGACGATTTCAGCTTTCAACCCGGCGTAGGTGTTCAGGCTCTTCCGATCGTGGCCCCCTTCATGGGCAATGTATGTGTCAAGAAGGAGTATTTTTTCATTCCTGATCGGATTTATAATATAGATCGTCAGCTCAATTTTCAGGGTGTTACCGACTCTCCAAGTACTGTTTACAAGCCTTCGGTTGCACCCCCGGTGCCTTACGATTTGACTGTTAGCAGTGGTGAGGAAATTAGTATTTCTGCCAGTGATATGCAAACCAATTACCCGGTTGGTTCTTTGGCCAAAATTGTAGCTCCCGGTTCTCTTGCCGATTATATGGGCGAGGCTGCTGGTTCGGTTGTAACGGGTGTTGTCGATCTCACACCGTATATCGGTTACATCGATATTTTTTATAATTACTACCTTAATCAGCAGTATGATTATGCCCCTACCTCTTTGGCTGGTACCGTCTCGGATTGGAATACTGATATTCCTTATTATGTATTGGTTTCTGACCTTGAGGCGCTGCTTCGTACTATTAAGACCACTCCGAATACTTCTCCGGCTATTCGTACTGATAATTCGGTTTCGTATTCTACGAATGTTCTGGCTGCTATTAATGCAACCTCCAATGCGTTTTTCGGTTGGGCTTGGTTGACTGGTCGGCAGTCGCTTTTCCAGCGTGGTTTTGCGTCCTACTATCTCGAGGCTTGGTTGAAAACCTCTTCTTTTACTGATGCAGCTGTTAATGTTTCGACCTCGGGTAGTTCCGTGTCGATGCGTAACATCACTTTTGCATCCCGCATGCAGCGTTACATGGAT